TGCGGGAAAGCGCGCAGGTACTGGATCGCCACGCCGTCGTCGTCGTAGTAATTCAGGCTCTGCTCGTACAGCTTGCCGGTCGCCGGGTCGCCCACAATGTGCTTGCCGCCTTGGCCCCACTCGGGCACAAAGGCGTGATACCACGGCTGATAGCGGATAAAACCCGCCTTCGCCATCCACTGCGTAACAACCGGGTTGTAGCCGGTGCGCTCATGCCATGCGCCCTCGGTCATGTCATAGACCCAGGTCTGCTGCTGCTGCCAAAAGTTTAGAACCCAGAACAGGTGGCCGGCATCGAGGTAGCAGTAACTCACCGCATCGCTCACCTTGAAGTTCGCACTGTTCCAAGACTCTTCCTGCGCGTGCGTGCTGATGCGCTCCGGGCTAAACCCGAGCGCCCGGTAAGCTACCGTCTGGCCGTTGGGACTGCCGCCGAGCCAGCACTTGTACGGGCCAACCGAGCATGGCGCGAATGTCGATACGCTGCCTTCATGCATGAAGGCGCCGGGCACGCGCTGGAACGGGAAACTCGCCACGCCGGCACTGTCGAGCGTGATGCCCACGTTTTGATGGACTTCGGTGCTCTCTGTCCCGAATAAGATCAGTTCCTCGTGATCGCAGAGAATCGAGCGGATGTAATCCGAGTTGCCTTCTTTGGTTCCGAAATCCAGCTCGTCCCAGAACGTGCCGTCATAAAGCCCCGAGATGTTGTACTGGCGGCCCGGATCCTGGGAGTGCGGCAAGTCTGGCCGCGGCACGCGGTTGATGATGAAGTAGCCGTCAAGGAAACCGCCCGTGACGGCGTCGACGTTGGCGCCGGAGTCGATCGTCCAGGTGTCCTCTGCGGTGGCCAACGGTATAGGCGTCACCGTCATATCGTCCGGGCCGGTCACGGTCACCCCGGTGAAGACCGTTCCTTGGAATCGAAGAACCCGCCCGTTCATGCTGCCCGCATTGAACGCCGGCCCGGTGAGCCGATGCACGTTGTTGGTGGTTCCATTCGCCGATGCGGTGCCGCCCACGGAAAAGCGCACCGGGTCCGGGCCCGAGCCGTTGTCGATGTAGACCAGGCCGCCCGTGATGATCATCAACTGGTGCCCGTTGCTGAAGATCTGCGCCGGGTCCGGGCTGCCTGAACCCTGAATCATCACCTTCGCCGTACTGGTGATCGAGGCGTCCGAGTGAATTTCCGACAGCTTATCGTTGTGTACGGCGAAAAGGCGGCCGCCGCCAGACCACATGGCGCGGATCTTGGTGGGCGTGAGCTGCGCAAAGAACTTCAGGCCTGGCCGGCCGAAGAATACCTGCTTGCGCGGCTCGTCCGGTACGGCCAGTGTCTCGGGATACCAGTTGACGCACTGCTGCGCGGCGGCTACGACGCTTTGCAGCGTGTAGGATGGTCCTGCCAGCGATATTTTCATCTGCTACGATCCAGGTATTCCATGACCGATGCGATAATCGGGCTCATTCTCGAGTTGCTGTTCGGCGTGGCCCTCGTCTCCGGTGTGATCTACGTCACCGTGACGCGGCCGCTAAATGCCCTGCAGGAGGAGTGCCGCAAAATCCGCGAACAACTGTATGCGATCGAATTCAACGACGCCAAAACGAGCCGCCATTAATTACCTGAGTAAATATCGAAGTCGCAGCCGCAGCCGCCGAATCCCACGCTCGCGATCGGACGCGGCGCATTGATCGATTCCAGCCGCAGCAGGGACTTCTGCGCATCGGCCCGCACGTCCGCATTTACCTGACGTCCGAATTGCGGCGCCAGGCGCACCGCAAGATTCAGCACCAGTGCGTCTTCGTATTGCAGCGGGAGCACGACGGCGTCCGTAATCGTCAGGAATGTTGGAACCTGGTTCCAGGTGAATAGTTCCAGCGTTTGCCCGGCCACCGGCTGGCCCCAAAGATAGAGCGAGGACAACGGGTAAGCGCGGTCATTGTAGAGCATTTCCGGTATCGATTCCGGCATGTTCCGCAACGAGATATCGGCCCACTCGAGGTCCGACGCGACTTGCAGCGGGTAGCTGATATCGCCTTGCCGGATATTGGCGGTTTCGATCAATTGCGGCCGCGGCGCCAGGAAGTCCGGCTCGTCGAATGAATCGGCCGGGATGCCGATGGTGTAGACCGGCTTCGCCACGGTCAGCGGATATTCGGCGCGCGCAATCGAGTAGATGAACAGCCGGTCGCAGTTCAGAGAACCGATCAGCCGGTTGAGTTCATCGATCCCGTCCTGGAACTGCGCAGGCGACGGCGTGCGGCCTGGCCCGAGCGTCACGCCCGCCTTGCGCAGTGCGGGATAGATCAGTCCCTGCCCTACCTGCTGCGCGCGGCCCGGAGCCGCGGCCTCGCCGCCGAAGAGCGCCTGATTGAAAAGAGTGGAATTGAAGAGCGCCATATCAGTTTGCCGATCGCGACAGTTCGACCCAGAACGATTGCAGGCATTGAATCGTCAACGTGGAAAACGCGGTGGATACAAAGGGCGCCGAGAGTTTCAGGTTGCCGCCGTCGGGAATCGTGGCGCCGGCGCTTGTAAACACCAGCACGACTACCCGGGTGTCGACGTCCTGGTCGCATGTGTTCACCTGGTTGATCGTCGCGGTGCCGTCGATAAATACCGTCCTCCGGCCCTTCGGTAGCGTGATCGTGGAAGCTGATGCGACGTGGTTTGCGGCATCGTTGACGTTCGACGTAATGCCCTCGAAGAGCGTAGTCTCGAGCCCGTAGACGGCCGCATTCGATCCGACAAAGATTCCGAGAGTGTTTGCCGCGACCCCGGTAGTGTTCATAATCTGGTTATTGTTCAGCGCGATCGCTTCGGAGTTTGCGCCGATCGCCATGCCTGCTGCGGTAGCGGATGCCTGCGCGATATTGATCTGGGTGTTTGCAATGTTCCAGTGCCTCGAGTACGCTCCCACCTGGATGGTCGTCACGGGGTTGGTAGCGCTGGGGTGCGGGTTGGTGAAAAGGCAGTTGTCGATCACGACGTTGTGGACGTTGGCGAACCCTCCGGTCGAGATCCCGTCCGCTGCAAAGATGCAATAACCCCAGAGCTGGTCGACCGACACATTGCATAGGTGAGCGTAGCCGGGATAGAAGGTCTGGCCGCTGAAAGTCATCGGCTTAAAATCGATGGCGATGCGCGGGTTGACGATCGCGGTGTTGACGACGCTCAGGTCTTCGCCGCCGCCCCAGTACGCGATCGCATCCATTCCGGTATCGCCGCCGGCCAGGAGGAACTGGCAATTTGAAAAGTAGACCAGTTCGCCGTTTTCGATGTGGAACACGGCGGCCGCCGTGAGTGTCGGGTGCGCGACGTCGCCGTCCATCGTGCGCCAGGAGTACTCAAAGTTATTGACCAGGATCTGGTAGTTGTGATTCGCCGCCAGCGGCGCCAGATCTTCAAACCGGATTTGTGAATTGGAGTAGGCTCTAACGCCTTCCAGCGAGACGTCAAACACGCGGTGCAGCAGGATGGAATTGCGAATGTTGTTGAAGTAAACCCGCTCAAAGTGGACGCCCACGATCGAATGGGCCTCGGTGGCGTTCTTCGCGATGTGCCGGATGCCCGTGACGTTGTTGCTGGGAATAAATCCGGCCATGTGGCCGTCGATGACGAAGTCTGCAAAGAGGATGTCGTCGCTCAGGATGTCGTAGGCACTGTCCGGGTGCACCGGCAGATTGCTATCGAAGACGATGGCGGACGCGGATGCTGGCAGTAACCGGGTAGAGACGCCCATGCCGCGGAATGTCCGCTTGCGTTGGAACGAGATCGGCCCCTGCATTTGCAGGTTGCCGGTCGGGATCACGACGATGCCGCCTTCCGGAGGAAGGCTCTTCTCGGCTTCCTGGATGCCCTTGGTGGCGCTTTGGATCGTCCAGGCTCCGCTGTGCGCGTTGGCGCAGGTAATAAAGACCGTGCCCGATGCGGCGCCGGAAACCGCCGTGCCGCCGCCGATCAGAACCGCTTCGGCGGCGCCCGTGCCGCCGGAGACGTAGAGGTAGTGCTTGGTATTCGGGCCGTTGACGCCGCGCGGGACCGGAGACAGGGTAACGACGTTCAGGCCCGGTGCAAGAGTGCCGCCGGGCGCCTGGGCCGCAAAGTCGTAAAGGCCAGAGTTGAATGTTCCGGACGTCGCGATGTTCGCGAGGTTTGCCCCGAGCGCCTGCTCGATCGCGGTGACCTCGGCTACCAGTGCGTTGTGGTGCCAGGCATCGATGAACCCGGACACCAGGGCGCTACCGAGATG